AGGGCCCGCAAGATATTATCCCTATATTTCATAAGGGTTTGGCGGAACCAGCGACAACTGGCCACGATATGCCGCGATTGGTTACGACCACTGCTAGCGGTCAAAAATCGGCGGTAGATGATATTGGGGATTTTGCGAAAGAGGTACTAGGGGTAGACCTTATGCCTTGGCAGTTAAACATTTTGCATGGTTTGACGTCTATGGATAGCAACGGCGACTACTTGCACCGTGTCGGCCTTGTGTCTGTTGCCCGTCAGAACGGTAAAACGGTTGCTATTGCTTCGCTAGTTGGTTGGTGGCTTACTACGCAAGGTAAAGCGCGCGGCCAGGCACAAACGGTTATTACCGTGGCTCACAAACTCGATTTGGCTACTGCTTTATATACATATTTGGCGCCGATACTTGAAGCTAAATTTAACGCTTCGGTTTCGTGGTCATATGGTCGAATGGTTTTGACTATGCCCGATAACAGCGTTTGGTTCCCTAGGGCGGCTACACCTGCGGCAGGTCACGGTTATAGTGTCGACCTAGTTGTAGCCGATGAGGTTTGGGACATTAGCGAAGCGGCCATAGATGAGGGTTTGTTACCGTCACAACGCGCGCGCAAAAATCCTTTATTTGTGATGATGAGCACAGCGGGTACGCAAGACTCCAAAGCCATGCTGCGCTGGCGTGAACAAGGATTAAGGGCTATAGATAGCGGCGAACAAACAAAGCTTTATTTTGCCGAGTTCAGCCCGCCGCCTAATTCAGATTTAATGACCCCTGCCGCTTGGGCGTATGCCAACCCTGCTTTAGGCCATACGTTAGAAATGTCCGTGATTGAAGCAGAAAGCGAAGCCCCGAACCGTAACGCGTTTTTAAGGGCGTCGGTTAACACTTGGACTGCAACCCAAAACGGGTGGCTGGAGCCAGGGGTATTCGAAGCTTTACAAAACGACGAACCGATACCGCCAGGGGGAGTTTTGGCTATCGAAGTGGACAATGAGGGCGCTTTATATGTTGGCGTACGTGCCGTGCAGGTCGGACTAAAAACTGGGGTTACGGTTGCTTTTGTTGCTAACACACTTGCCGAAACGTGGCGCTTGGTTGAAGCCGAAATAGCTTTAGCGCCGATGTTGCGCGTAGCAATTACGCCAGGTTTAGAAATACATTTACCCCCAAATATGGAAAGGCGTAAAACTATTGTTGGTTATCGCGAGTTATTGAAATGGACTGCTGCGGTAAAAAATATGATTATAGAAAATCGTATATACCACCACGGCGAAAACCAGCTAATAGAACACGTCGAACGCGCCGTACTGATTAAACACCAGGGAAGCGTAGCTTTGTCATCGACTCGCAGCCCTGGGCCTATCACTTTGGCTAGGTGCATGGTTTGGGCTGCCGCGTTGGCGTCTAAACCTCAATTAGTCGGCAAGCCGTTAGTAGTCACAATAAACCGCTAATGTTGTAGTGGCACTATCCGCGACGGCTTACCTTTTCGTCGGGAAAAGAATAGACCGCTTCACCGTGGGTAGTGCCACCAAACTTTTTATGGATATGGCAGAATAAACCTATGGCGTTATTTAACAAGGTCAACAAGGCCGCAATCGGTACCACGATTAAAGCCGCTGCGGCTGGTTCAAATGTTGGCGCTTCGCAACTAGACAACTTTTACGCTTTCACTCAGGGTGCTACGAGGCAAAGGGCTATGGCAGTCCCTGCCATAACAAGGGCCCGCGATTTGCTTGCCTCGGTTATCGGTTGTACGCCATTATCCATGTATAACGAAATGTGGAACCCAGTAAGCCGTGAGCTTGAACAAATTAAAATCGCCCCGCGCGCATGGACACGACAACTAGACCCGTCGCTGCCAAATAGCACAACACTTGCCTGGTTATTTGACGATTTATTTTTTACCCAGCGAGCCTTTTTATACGTCACCGAGCGCAGTTCCGACGGCTACCCAAAAGCATTTCAACGTATGCCAAGCGCCATGGTTTTAACACAAGACCAAGCAGGCCCAGTATTTTTTGCACCGTCTAAGCAAATAATGTTCAGCGGTTTACCTATCGACCACCGCGACGTAGTGCAATTTATTAGCCCTATCCAAGGTTTGTTGTATACAAGTCCTAACGCCGTTTTAACCGCGTTGAAGCTTGAGCAGGCCCGCCTGCGCAACTCCAGCAGCCTTTTGCCTACGGGAGTTTTGCGGCAGGTGGCTGGGGAGCCCCTTAGCGCTGAGGAATTACAACAATTAGGCCAATCTTTTGAAGCGGCACGTTTAACAAATTCCGTGGCGGTTTTAAATGAATTTGTGACTTACACAGAAACAAACAGCGACGCTTCAAAACAAATGTTAGTAGCCGCTAGCGAGTACCAGTCGCTTGAAATCGCCAGGCTCGCAAACTGCCCACCATACCTTTTAGGCGTCGCTACGGGCTCATACTCTTATCAGAACAGCACACAAGCGCGCCAAGATTTGTATATGTTCGGCGCCAAATTGTTTATGGACTGTATTAGCGAAACATTATCTATGGGAAATGTTTTGCCGCGCGGTACCTACGTAAAATTTGATATTGAGGATTACCTGAGCGAAACGTATTTATCCGAATATGACACACCAGCAGAAGTAGACGAAGTAGGAGTTATGCCTAATGCTTAAACTAACCCAACAAGAATTGACAATAGACGCCGCAGGCCCTAACGGTATGCCGCGCCGTACGTTGGCTGGTCTTGCTCTGCCTTATAACGTCGAGGCAACCGTAAACGACGGTACAAAAGTAATGTTTATGCCAGGCAGTTTAAATAGTGGCGGCAAAATGCCCAAGCTTTACCTGGGACACGACAGCACACAAGCCGTAGGGTTGGTTACGGCTATGGTTGACACGCCAGGCGGCATGATGTACGAGGCACGCATTAGCGAAACAACATTAGGCAACGAAGCGCTCGTATTAGCAGCCGACGGCGTACTAGACGCCGTATCGGTTGGCGTCAACCCAACCCGATTTAGTTACGACGAAAAAGGAACAATGGTTATTGAAGCCGCCGACTGGCAAGAACTATCTTTGGTGCCTTTTGGCGCTTTTGCTGGCGCTTCAGTAGACCGCGTAGCCGCGTCGCAGGGTATCCCACAAGAACCCGAACAAGTAGTTAATATAGAAACCGAAACACCTAACGAGGAGTTAGACACCATGACACAGCCAACAGAAACCCCAGCCGTTATCGAAGCCGCAAACGTGGCACCAACTATTTACGCTCAACCGCGTAGCTTTAAGTTGCCAAGCGCCGCCGAGTTTATTTCGGCCATGACGCAAGGCGGAAACGTACTTGCAGACATGAACGCAAAAATTCAAGCGGCAGCGCCAAACGTGACCACCACAGATACACCTGGTATCCTGCCAGAAATTATAACGGGCAGCGTGTATGACGGGCTAAATCCGATTAGACCATTCGTTACTGCAATTGGTACTCGTGCCATGCCAGGTGCAGGCGCAACATTTCGCCGCCCAAAAATTACGGTACGGCCAACAGTTACACAACAACCAACAGGCCAATTAAACGCGCTTGACCCGTCAACTGTCACCGTGTCGAACACCGATATTTCTAAGCTAACTTTTGGAACATTTGTTACCATGTCCGAACAAGACATGGACTGGACAGACCCAAATTCGGTAAATATCGTTTTGAACCAGTTAGCAATCGCCTACGGCCAAGCAACAGACAACTACGCCGTAGATACTTGCTACGCCGCCATTGTGCAATCGGAAACCGTCACCGATAAAACAAAACCTGGCGATTGGCTATCTGCAATTTACGGCGCTGCCTACCAAATTTCAAGCACAAGCAACTACCTACCAACACACTTCGTAGTAGACCCTACGACTTGGTACCGCTTAGGTAAATTGACTTCAACAGACGGAACCCCAGCGTTCCCATTTGTTGGCGCTCCAAACATGATGGCTATGAACGCCCTTGGCACACAGTCGGCTACTTCATGGAATGGCACACCGCTCGGCTTAACTTTGGTAGTCGATAAGAACATGGCCGCCGATACAGCTTTTATCGGTCATGCTGCAGGAAACGCCGCAGGGTTCGAATTTTACGAGCAGCAAAAGGGCGCCATTTCTGTAGACGTACCGTCTACTTTGGGCAGGACAATAGCCTACAGGGGCTATGCAGCGGCATTTATGGCCGACGCGACCAAGTTTTGTAAACTGGTTTAACCGAAAGGCGGCCTAACCGCCATGACACAAATTTACCAAGTAGCGCACAAAACGCTATTAGACAACTACGCAGTTTTAGAAACGCTTACACCTAACGAAGTGTACGTAGGCGCGTCTATTGTCATTGCAGGCGTTGACGCAACTTTTAACGGAACGGTAAGCGTTGTAGACGTACCTGAATATTTGTTTATTGGCGTAGATGATTACGGCGATTTACTTTTTAATTATCAGGTGCCAGTTCCTTTTCAAATTCTGTACGCAAAAACGGCAAGCGACGTTACACGTACAACGGCAACGGGAACCGTAACGCTAGGTACTATCCCTTGTACTTGGATTACCGCTGGACAAATTGAGGACTGGCTGGGCATTGGCACCGCGTCGGTTTTAGACACAACTTTTTTAACTCAATGCGCGTCAGCTTCAAATGATTTTTGTTTTCAACGCCGTTTGGAGTCGGGCTACATAGACGCCAAAGGTACAAGCCCTAGCAACAGCGTTACTTTAGGAACTATTGCCTACGGCGGTTTTCTGTATCGCCAACGCGGAGCCGTAACGGACTTTGCTAGCTTTGACGGCCTGCCAGCAGGAAACAGCGTTGGCTTGTCACCAATGATAAAACAATTACTAGGCATACCCCGCCCCCAGGTTGCCTAAATGCCTGTCGCGTTTACCGACCTACTCAACGAAGCTTTAGACGATTTAGCAACATCGCTAAACCAAATAACTGGCCTGCAGGTAGTAACAGACCCCCGCAACCTTGTTCCGCCTTGTGCATTTATCGACGCGCCTACCTTTACCGTCTTTGCGAATAACGTCGTGGAAATTACGTTCCCCGTGCGCATTATTACGCTAGGGCCTGGCAACCTTGACGCGCAACGGTCACTACTAAACTTAGCTAGCAAAGTCGTTACTAAAAAGATTGGCGTAACCGACGGGCGCCCAACTATTGCCGTTATAGGCGGTAGCGAATTACCTGCCTACGATTTGACCATAACCATGCAAGCCCAGGCAACCGCCTAGAATAGGTACAACATGAAATATGAAATAGTTAGCCCGCGTATTGGTTGCCCAGGCGACACGTACGAACCCGTAGACGGCGTAAACATCGACGCGCTTATAGCAGGCGGCTTCATTATTCAATCCCCCACCAACGCGCCTAAAGGTGCTAAAACTAAGACAGACACAAACAAGGAGTAAACCCCATGGCTACTAGTACTTATCTTTCATCGCCTAACGTCACGGTCAACAGCGTTTCCTTACAAGACCAATGTAACGGCTTAACATTCACTCGGACTATCGAGGCTTTGGAGTCAACCGCTTTTGGTTCAAATTCCCGCGTCTACGTCGGGGGCCTGGAAAATTCAACTTTGACCCTTGACCTGTATCTATCGTTTGCCGCTGCAGAAACTTACGCAACGCTTAAAGCGCTTGTAGGTACATCTACTACGGTTTCGTGGTCGCCTAGCGCAACTACCCCAGGCACCGCAACTAATCCAACTATGACACTGACTGGGGCGTACCTAGAGGCCCTACCTTACGAAATGGCGCTGGGCACCCTTGGGGCTATAAGCGTGACGTTCACTGGCGGGGTTTACAGCGTCGTTGAAGTTTAATTAACCGCCTGAAAAGGCCCGACACAAAAGGCAAAAATGAAACTTACGCTAAAAGTAGAAACAACAGATACCGCCTATGAAGTGGTTACAAACCTTTACGTCATAGTTATGTGGGAACGAAAATATAAACGTAAAGCTTCCGAAATGGCGTCAGGTATCGGCGTTGAGGATTTAGCATTTATGGCATATGAGGCGTCTAAGTTAAATAAAATTGTTGTGCCTAGCGAATTCGATACGTTTGTTAAAAGCTTGGTCAACATTGAAGTATTAACTACCGAGGCCCCAAACCCCATTTAAGGGGCACCCACGGGCGCCAACTTGCCGAACTGTTGGTAGCGATTTCGTGGTGGCCCCCGTCTATACCGTTTGACATAGACGACTTAGCTACTGTCGTTGCTGTATTATCAGACAACAACAAACAACGAAAGTAACTTATGGCCGCCGTTTTAAATACTTTAGAAATTAAAGGTATCCAGGAAACGATGAAGGCGCTTAAAGAAATAGAACCCGCCTATACGAAACAGATACGTAAGGACATTAAGAACGCTGGAGCGCCCGTGTTAAACGCGGCCCGTAGCTTAATACCTACTAGCCCGCCATTGTCAGGCATGGCACGAGGCAACCTTATTAGGGGCCGTGCGGGCACAAAATGGAGTAGCGACGGCGCTAGTAAAGGCTTTATTATAAAAACCAATAAGTCAGGCCAAAGGGCGCGAACCGTTACTTTTAAGTCAGGCGAAACCGTAGATTTTAAGGCACGCCCTTATCAACTATTGACACTTACGCAACGTGACGCCGCAGGCAGTATTTGGGACCACGCTGGCCGCCGCACAAAAGGCCGTT